ATGCCATCCTTTGTAGTTTCAAAATTAAAGTAGCATCTTGAAAGAATCCCTCTCACTCTTTGGATTGCTCCGTAGATATCTCGTCTGGCTTCGTGAATCTTAATAGGCCATACACCCAAATTTCTTAACTGTTGCTCAACAGTAACAGCCTTCTCAGTTTCAGTGAGCTGTCTCTTATTACCGTCATGAGGCAAGTGGTGCATTGCGTACATGTAACCTTTGCCCTGAATAACCGATGCGTAATGTCCAAGTGCGTAGTTAGTATTTTCGTAGTAATCAATAACACGAATGTCTGACCCGACAAATTGAATAAACCAGATAACCATTTCATCAGAGATACCTAAATCCCAAAGTGTATGAACTGGGTATCCTGAGTCGTATGCAAAGTTTCCAATATTCTTCTTGTAGCGATTAAGCATGTCTGAGTAGTAAGCGCCTTCCATACTTCCTTCACGACTACAAAAGTATTCTTGCTGAATGATTTCTTCTGACTTGCCTCGTTTTCTTTCTTCATCGATTTCTTCTGGAGTCACTAAGTTAGTCTGAGCATTGGTAATCTTACTGGCTATGTATTTAGGGTTTTGTTCTAAGAAGTCAAACATTTGAGTGGCGTGATTCTCACCTCTGGGAGTGTAGTTAAAGATACACCAACCCTTTGTTTCTCTAAGCATCGGCTCTACTGCAAGGTCAAATAGCCTTGGCTTTTGAAGCGAATGCTCTGAAATGATTGCTCCCTTTAACCCTGCCCCTACACGCTTATCGTATCTATCACCACCAACGAAAGAAATAATCGAACCTGCCTCAGTAGGTTTATGAGGATTAACTAGGTATATCTTCATCGATTGATTATCACGTTTATGGATTAGTTCTTTAGGGATAAAGTCCAAATACTTGACTCCACTGCTGGTAACGCCTTCCCAAATAGCTGACCTTATTTGCTGAGTCTCAGGAAGGATATGCCAATAGTTCCCAACCTCTAGCATCGCTTCTGCAATCATAATATTTAATGCGAATAAATCTTTGCCATGTCGTCTAGCCCATTCAAGAGACATTCTTCTAATTCGCTCTTTAAACCATCTATCCCAAATAGGTTGTTGATAATCCCTTAATTCAATTAACGGGAGTTTAATTTCCACTAGTTATAATTTTAACACTTATTCCTTGAGGGAAACTTAACTCTTTCTTTTCTGTATAACGTCCCTTTAATTTGTTATACATATCAATTCCTTTAGCTTTAACATTCATGTCAGCAGATTGATTTATTAAAAATGTGTGTTGGTTATCCACTGAGGCATCATTGAATCCTTGAGCATTCATGTAGTCCATTCCAGCTTTGTAGATTTCAGGAATCCTCAGTAGTTCATAGGCTTTTTGACCTGCATAGGCATAGTTTATCCCACCATTTTCTTTAGTGAACATCTCTTCACCGTAAGCAGATAATACAGATTGTGTCCCATTGCCGAATGTAGGGGATGATTGGTCAAAGTAATACTCGACAAAAGTCTTTTCTGTTTCACTAAGATGTTTTTGTCTAAATTCGCTCTTATCGCCCATTACTTCTTAGATTTAATACTCTTTCCGTTAAGCATTTCTTTTGTGGCTTCTAACTTCTTAGCATCTAAGAATTCTTGTTCTCGTTCACAATAAGAAACAATACGCTCTGAATTACGGTTAAGATTCTTAAAAGATACATCGTTTAACTCTCCACCAATACCACTAGGAGACAGCAAAGCCATTACTAATGATTTTAATTCGTATCGTTGCATTATTTGCCCCCTCTGATTAGTTCGGCTAACTCGATGAATATTGGCTTACCAATTACATGCTCTCTCTTTTCATCAACGTACTTATTGGCTTCATCAGCTTTTGCCTGAGCGTCGTCAATAAAAGGGCTTACTGTGTCCCTGTGATGTTCGGCAAATTCTTTAGTTTCATGCACATGGGCTTTTTCAATTGCCAATTTCTTATTTAATGCCTCATCAAAAATACTTCTCATCCAGTAACCGTTTGCGCTGATATATTCACCAACCAAAATGCCTTCTTTAATTTCTTTAGTCTTTGCTTCTAAGTAAAATACTTTTTGGCCTAAGTCCATTTTTTACCCCTTTATGCTTTGTGGAATGATTGAGTTCTTTCTGTTATGTTTTGGATTTTCATATCGTCAGCGTATCCACTGTAACATGTATAAGCTGTCCAAATCAAAGCCAAGCAAGCTATTACCATATAAACCTTAACTAAATTTTGTAATGTTTTCATATCTCACCTCTTATATATTATACATAATAATTAATGATCCTGTCAAGATTATACCCAAATCAGAGTCCCGCATCCCTAATATCTTTCAAAGCCTTATCCTTCATTTGTTTATTAATTATATCTATCGTGTCATTATCACTAAGCCTCATTCCAAGAGATTTAATTAACTTTAATTCTTTCAACGTCTCAACGGTTTTAATTAATATATCGATGTCTTGTTTCTCAGGCCCTGTACACTTAGAAATAAGACTATCTGCCATACGCTCCAAATCTATTTGCCTTGAAGCTCTCCATGTTTTCCATTGTCCAAAACTTATTTGTTTACCAATCAGCACGTTTGCCACCGTTCCTTTTCTTTAAATATTCGTGTATTGAGTCAAAGTAGTCCCATTTATCCTGCCACAAAATAACTAAGCACCAGAATGGAAGAGATAAGAGTAACAATAAGCTTCCAAATAAAGGAAGAGCTAAGCCCTTGTTCTCCGATATTGTTTTCCCCCCGAACATGCCTAATCATGGCAGATTTCTTAATCATTTATTCCTTTTAAACAGTTTGGACAATAATAAGTTCCGCAACCGGGGGAATCTTTATCTTCTACAAAACTTTCTGGCCATTCTTTTTTTGATAAGACCTTAGTCGAATTAAACCACATAGCAGGATTAGCCGAAAGATTTCTCCAGTCCTTAACCTTGTGTTCATGTGGCGCTACTCCATAAAATGGGAAAAAATCACATTGTTCATTTACACAAGCCATATCAATCACCGTTCCCTTGGTTTGATTCCCATTTATCAATATCCCTCAAAGCCTTTTTCTTCATGTCCCGTGCAATGATGTCAACTGTGTCGTTATTACTAGCACGTCTTACTACTGACTCTAAGAACAGTTTTTGAGAACATAAACTTACTAGAGTTCTCCATAACTCTTCTTTGTTTTCCACATATTCTTTGGCCTCTTTAAGGATATGGATTCTACGGTCTAAGTCTATTGAACGGCTGGCGCACCATGTTTTCCATTGGCCGAAGTCAAATTTTTTGTCTTCAATTATTTTTTTGTTCATTTATCTCCACTTTCCTTTGCAGTCAATTAAAGATGTTTGTATTAAAGGATTTTCTTCTAAGAAGGCATCGACTTTATATTTATGTTCGTCTTTATATAATTCTTTTTGACCTCCACAAAAAATACATTCATCAACGCATTTCCAAATATAGTTTTCTTTTTCGTATGTATAAAACGTCCGTCTCTTATGTCTTTTTAATGCTAAATGATACAAAGCAACCATTGCGTATCGAGTATAATCACTTCTCCACTCAATATATTTTACGGCTATCTTATCTATTATTTTAAAGACAAATTCAATCACTTCAAATCCTTCCCAATAACTTCCTTCATATTCTTTAAAAAAATACACGATAACCAGACCTTTAAATCCATATAAAAATCCCCTTTTTCGTGCTTAATCTTAGCGTACAAACGACTACTCCATTCAGTGGCTAACTCTCGGTCTTCTTTGGGGATACAGTAGTAGTTAAAGGAGCTTATTTTATGGTTCATTTATACATTATTTTAGTAGCGATTATCGCTATCACAAACATAACCAATCCACCACATAAAGCACCTAAAAAACTTCCTAAACTCATTTCTTCTTCTCCTTCTTAGTGTCTGAGAGAACCCACTCAAGAGCTGAATATTTATAAATCCATTCAACGCTATGGTCTTTCAAAGATTTCCTATAAAGTTGTTTCAATTTCTTCTCAATCTCTTTCTTTGTCTTCATGCTCTCTCCTTTTATTAGAGGCCGTGACGTTTAATAGGCTTACGGCCTTTATTTCATCACGGCTTTTCTATTCTTTCCTATTTAACTTCTCAATGTCTCCTACTCTATGTGTTGAGCCGGGATGTATCTTTGACTCTCTTACTTGTTCGTAATGAGTCCCTTTATCTATTTCTGCATGCCAGTTTGTATCATGACAATATTTACAAATCATTTGTAATGTTAGTTCGTTAAATATTAAATCTGTCGGTTTGTCGCATTTGTCACAAAAATAAAAGTTACTCATTCTTTAACTCCTTAATATAGACTTCAATAGCTCTATCATTATCAATATCAAATAAACCTATCATTCTTGCAAATGCGCTTTCTATGTCTGTATGAATAGGCTCAAGCTCCGTGTACCCTTTGCCTTGGCAATAATCGCAATCAATAACTTTATGACTCGTTGCTGAGTTATAGTAACCAGAAATCCCTGTCCCTCTACATGCCATACAAAATTCTTTAATCATTCCACTACCTCTACATAATGTTGATCTATCCATTCTTGGCGTTGTTCTTTTGAAGGCAAAACTATATGTGCAAAATATTCATTCTCTAAAATTATCTTCACAGGCTTCTTAGTGATTTGGGGGTACTTGGCTATGATGGCTTTGGCTAAAGTAAAGCAGTCTTTAAAGTTGTCCCCACTATCAGGAAGCCCATTAACCATTTCAGCAATGAAAATCCCTAATTCTTTTTCTTTCGTCATTTACAACCTCAATAAATTTACAGTAAGTGCAAATAAAGAAAAAACTAAAGAGATTAAACTAAATAACAATATTAAATATTTACTTTCCATACCTTCTCCTCTGGTAATGTATAAAGAAAACTTACTAAATCTTTTTCCTGCTCAGTCATGTGTCCTCCTAAAATATTTCCAAAAAAGATATTGGGCAATTAGTAAGTTTTGATTT